GGCGGCCTCCATGCCGGCCTTGTACTTGTCGATGTTCGCGCCGAGCTGGACTTCGATTGCGTGGGTCATTGCTACCTCGTGTCTTGAATTACGTTTTCGATCTGCTGGTCGACTAGTCCGATGGCAGCGACCTCGTTGGCGTCCATGGCCGGCCGCAAGAACGGCTTCGCCTGCATGCCCGGGTGGTGGATGGCCTTGAAGGTCCGGCCGCCGAACGACACCGGGCCACCGTTCTTGCCCGTGATCAGGTGCGGTGCCGCACCGCTGAACTCGATCAGGTGGGCATATGCGATCTGCGTGCCGTCGGGCGCTTTGCCGCCGGCGACGATCTTCGCGACCACATTCGAGCCGCTTTCCTTCACGGTGGTGTGAATGCTCTCGCGCAGCTCACCCAGGTGCACGGGGCAATTCGCCTTCGCCGTAGCCTCGATGAGCTGGGCCCCGGCCTGCAGGCCAATGCCCAGGCCGTGCTGCATCTTCTTCGGTTGGTCGGTCAGGTACTGAAGCCAGGCGTCGAGCCCGGTGACTGTCGGATCCGGCATGGCTTGGAGTAGGAAAGCCGCCCGAAAGCGGCGTGTTGGTCAATCCTCGAGCAGGTCCATCATGGCTTGCTCGAGGCGCTTCGCCGTCGCGATCCGATCGGCTTCGGCATTTTCCGAGTCGACCCAGGGAGGCGGACAGCCGTCCTTCGTGGCTTTCAGCGATTCGGCCAGGTACTCGCGGGACAGCCGCAGCAGCAGGCGCGCCTCCCAGGGCTGGAACTCGATGCCGAGAAGGCGCTGGGCCGACTCGATCACCGGCGGCGTCAGTGGCGCGCTCCCCATGCCGGTCGGTAGGGTCGGCCCGATCTCGAACAGGTACTCGACCAGGTAGTCGCCCCAGTCCAGCGGAGGCATCAGCGGCTCACGGCCGTCGTCCTCGATCTGTTCGCGCCTGGGCTTCTGCGGCGCACCCCTGCGCTTTTGACCTTCAGGCAGCTCCGGCACGGCGTTCAGCCATGCCGCATGCCTGACGTAGAGCGCGAGGGCGTCACCGCCGGCCTTTAAAAATTTGCCCAGTCGCCGTGGAAGGCCGCGACCTGGTCGGTGAACCAGCCCATTTTCGGGTTGGTATACAGCTCTTGGGGCGCAACCGGGAAGTTCTCGATGCGCACGGTGACGGCGGCCAGCTTGTCGGCGCGCTCGCCCTGCTTGCTCTCGACGGTTTCCTTGACCGCCTTGCCGCGCATCGCCGCGAAGGTCTTGGCCGTGGCCGCGGTCTCGATCTTGTGCTGGGCGTTCAGCGCCTCGCGCGTGCCCGGGCTGCGCACTTCAACGCGCACCGGCTGGCCGTTCACCAGCAACGGGCCGTCGCCCTTGATGTTCTGGATCTCGAGCATCGCGGTGTCGCGCGCCTCGAAGTCGGCCAGGTTGAAGGTGGAAACGGTGGTGCCGGAGTTGTTGTTCTGGATGTCCATGGGGTTTTCCTATTCGCGGGATGATGAAAATGCCCGTGCGCGGCGCGCCCACCCCGCGAGAGGTGAAGCGCGCCACGTCGGTGCCTGGGGCGGCCGAAGCCGAAAGGGTTACGGTGCCGGGACGACGACCGGCTTGCGGCAGATAGCGAAGTCGACGTTGCGCTTCTGCACATCGTTGACCTGGCCGTCGACGAACTCCGACTTCGACACCAGCACTTCCATGTAGTGGATGGCGCCGCTCGGGTAGGTCAGCTTGGCCGAGTAGCGTGCGGTCGATTCGGCAGCGGTATCGATCAGGGTCTGGCCGGCATCCGAAGGGATGCTGCCCAGGCTAAGGCTCTTGGTGCCGTAGTTCTTCGAGCCCTTGACCTTGGTGACGGTCGAGGTGGCCACATCGGTGAATTCGGTGATGGTGGCGCTCACGCCATGGGTGCCGAAGTTCTCGATGGCGCCGATCAGGGTGTAGACCATGGTGGTAGCGCCATAGCCGGCCTGGTCGTAGGTTGCCGGCAGGGCTGCCGAGAGGGCCAGGGTTGCGCCGGCCAGGCTTTGCACAGTGGTGGGTGCGGTCATTTGCTTTCCTCAATAAAAAAGCCCGCTCGCATGTGCGATACGGGCGGACTGGTGGAACGACTGGAATTACTCGTTGAAGGTGACGATGAAATCAGAAGTGCCGATATAGATGCCGGCGATGTCGTCGCGCAGGTCCGGGCCGTCGCCGCCGGGCTGGATGTTGTCCAGGTTGACCCCGTCGACGACGCCTCGGGTCTCCGGCAGCGCCGTACGGACAAGTTTCTGGACTGCGTCCTGTTCCGGGTAAGACTTCGCGAACACGGTTACCTGGATGCGCGCCGTGCAAAACTCGGTCCCATCCTGATTCCTGACCGGCCGCCGGCTGCTGAACACGTGCGACACGATGATGGCGGGAAGCGCCGAGCCTTCCGTGAACCGGCCCGTACCGATCGAATTCGGGGGAACGGCGGCAGCCAGGCCAGGGTGCTGGACCAGCAGGTATCTGGCGATCTTTACCGCGCTGCTCATTCGACGACGTCCACCAGCGCCGCCGGCGGCGCGCTGACGTGCTCGATGGCGACGCCGCGCGCGCGCAGCTCGTCCACCAGCGCCGGGAGCGCAATAGCCAGGCCGGGGTATTTGTCCCAGTCGGCATCGACGTCGGGATAGAAGTGAGCGAACGGTTCCGGATCAAAGCCGAGCAGCAGGATCCGGGAGGCGCCGAGCATCGCGGCCAGGCGAATCGCCGCGATGCCGTTGTTGCGGATTTCGATCACGTGCCCGGGCCCGATGGTCACGGGCTCGTGCGCGATGTTCAGGTAGGCGACGTCAAGGTCGCACTCGACCCCGCACACACGGGTGCCGCTGCAGCTGGCCGACTCATCCCAGAAGCCGAAGTTCGGCGGGCCGTCCAGGGACAGCACATAGTCGGCGTCCGGCGCTAGACGGAACGCCCGGCGCACCGCGATGCGGGGCAGCTGCTTGACGCTGTCGGCCAGTTCCTGCGTCAGGCTCTTGCCGGACGCGAGAACCGCTACCGTCTGGCCCTGCCAGATCGGCAAGATTTTCAGTGGATTGGTCATATGGGCTTTCGTAAAAGGCTGCGGGTCCGCGTCTACGACGAGAAACCCTCCAGCAGGTATTCGGCATGCCGGCGGTCGTCCAGCAGCGCCGGGCCACCGATGATCTTCATCAGGCGGCCGCCCTTGCCGTACAGTGTCACGCGCATGCCGGCGACTACTCGGTCGTCGACACGGATGCGCAACCTGGTGCGCGTGAGCGACACCTGCAGGCCATGCACGGCCGCATCGCTGCGGGTCGGGATCAGAACGTCTTGGGCATTCGCCCAGACCTGGTCGGAAACGAGCTGCCAGGATTCGGACTCGGAGCCGAATTCCGGTTCCCTGGTCGTCACCTGTCTCTCGATCTTGACCTGCTCATCCATTCGGAATGGCGCGACCATCAGTACACCATCGCGCGATCGAGCCGGCGCGCCAGGAACTGGGCGTTCGGGTTCGGGTAGTACTCGTTCTCGAGCATGCCAGTGATGTACTGCTGGATCGCCGGCGGCACGCTCGAATAATCGTCGCCATATCCGCACACGACCTGCACCTCGACCGCGTTGATGCGCGCCGCGGTGGCCGGCCAGGCGCGGCCCGGCGCAGGAACGATCCAGCCCGGTTCGCTCTTGTCATCGACCACATAGTCCTGCGGGTCCAGCGTCTGTTGGACGCCGTCCACGTCGTAAAACTTCACGTACAGGACCGAGGCGATCGGCGGGTGCGGCAGCTTGATCGCATCTGGAAAGGCGTCGCCGGTCAGCTCCCATGTTTGCGTGATGAACGCGCGTCCGGTCAGGTGCTCGGCTTCTTCGGTAATCCCTCGGACCTTGTCCTCCAGTTCAGCGTCCAGCGAAGTACCGGGCGCGCGCGCGGCGCGGCGGGCGGCTTCCATCGATACCGCGAGGCCTTCCGGCGGACCGATCAATTTCTCATTCATCTGGGACTCCTTTGCACAGCCGGTGGGCGCGCGCCGGTCTGCTGCGATCCGCCTGACTCAGGTGCGCGCGCGTACCCACCTGCCGGCTCGCTCGGCGCCACCGGTCCAACACGGATCGGCTCCGCTTCCAACGGCTGGCACTTTGCATGCGCCGCTACCATCGCTGCTGCATCAATCATTTCAATGGTCCTGTCGGCTGAAATATGCCGTCCGAGTGATGACTTCCGTTGTCGCCAGACTCATCGTCAGAG